GCCAGTTCGGATGCCCTTATCACCAAACTTCTTGGTGGTGAGAGCTAGTGGATGATGGCGGCCCTTTGAGCAATGGGAGTCGACTGGAAGGTCGGCGTCCAAAAGCTTTTGAGGTCCGCTATGCCGGTAGACATACTGGCTATGGTTTGAAGGCGAGCGATAACGTTTACCGTTTCGGCCGTTTAGGCGTTGCGGTGCTCGTGTTGCTTGCCAACATTCCTACCATCTCCGTGGTTGTAGTGCTCAGGTTCTATATCATCGGCTGTTAATTCGGCCGGTGACTTTGCCTGGGTGGAGTACCTATTAATTTAGGTGCCCACCTGGGCGCCTGATTCCACACATCGAAAGGAACGAAGTTGTCTGATTCCAACCTCAACGGTACCTCGGAGGTCGTTGACCCCCGGGAGATCGAGAGGCTGGGTCTCGTCTGGAATAACAGGGAGGCGTGGATCAATTTGATCCGCGAATCTCTGTCTTCGGACGAGCCCGCCGTTGCCACCATCATCTTTGAGATGATGGATAGCCCCGTCGAACCGGATGACTTCTATGTCCGATCGATGCGTGAGCTTGCCCTGTACTACGTCCACCCGGTGCACATGCCGGCCAAGACCCGTTTCGGGTTCTCAGTCGATGTGCGCATCGTGGAGAGCGTGGTTAAGGGCCAGCGCTGAATCTGAGCGCGTAAGCACTACAGATGAGTGTCACAGGCTGAGGATCTGATTACCCCCTAAAAGGAGGGTCAGTGAAAAGCCTGATCTCACTCTGGTCCCGACTAGCAGAGGAATCTGCCAGTCTGTGCTGCACTAGCGCCACTCTGGACATTAAGACCGTCCAGAGGCGGTACGAACATGAGGGGTTATCGTTTCTTACGATCACCCTACCTGCTCTTGGAAAAGCTACCCAAAAGTGGCTTGACCAAGGACAGGTCGACATCAACTCTCCTTATCATAAGAGAAGGAGAGGAAGTCTCCCCCCATTTCTGGGAGGTTTCTTCCGTCGTGTGTTCGACCGGAACAGTGGTGCGTTACTCGATGAACCATGTATCGATTCAATTATTGCCCTACGTCAGTTAACACTGATGTTCGGCAAAATTGAGCTTGATTGCTCAAAAGAGCGACAAGCTCAAGCGATACGGAATTTCACCGAGTGTGAGCAGGATGTCCGGCAGTTCGACTCCACGATCTCAGAGAGTGATCTCGCGGATTTTGGTAATATGTCGAACTTGCTTTATGGGGACATGTTCACCCAATTGGAACTAAAGCTCCAAGAAGGTGGCTTGATGCCCAAGCATGGCCCAGGTGCCACTGCTGAGGGACTTTCCAGTAATGGGAAGTACCTTTCGCAGTCCTGGACCAGCCGACTTCAGAGAAGTTTTAATTTCTCTGAGTACCTCGCCGCTAATGTTCCCTCGTATGTGTATTCGTACATGTATGAGGGTTCTGGCGGGGTGTCCATCCTCGAACCTGGAGAAGAAGAGCCCGTTAGGGTTCATCTTGTTCCTAAGACATTGAAGACTCCTCGTGTGATTGCCATCGAGCCAACCTGTATGCAATATATGCAGCAGGCGCTTTATGGCGCGTTCACCGAGTGCTTTGAGAGGGATAACCTCCTCAAAAGGCTAATCGGATTTGACGATCAAGTTCCTAATCAGGAACTTGCTCGGCGTGGCTCCCTTGGCTTAGGAGTCGCGACACTCGATTTGAGTGACGCTTCCGATCGTGTCTCCAATCAGCTCGTTAGGACGATGTTGCGTCGGTGGCCAATTTTGTTGGAGGCCGTCGATGCGACCCGTTCCAGACGGGCTGTCTTGCCTGGTTCAGACGAAGTAATTCGCCTGGCCAAGTTCGCGTCTATGGGTTCGGCGCTCTGTTTCCCGATGGAGGCCTTGGTCTTTACGACCTTGATCTTCCTAGGGATCCAGAGAACGCTTAACGCCCCACTGACCAGGTTAGGGATCAAAAGATCCTTCTCCCGGTCGGTGCGCGTCTACGGG